GCGCCGCCAGCGAACCGGGGCAGCCGCTCCAGGATGAAGAACATCACCTGGCGCTGCTGCTCGTAGGTGAGGTTGCGCAGCTCCACCACAAAGGGGGTGCGTTTGCGTAAGTCCGGCATCACTGCCAACGGGGCAAACACGGTCAGGTCGCCCCGGCGGGCGAAGTCTTCCCCGAAGTAGTGGCGATCCTGCGGCCGCAATCGGTTCAACTCGGGCAGCAGGTTGTCCAGGCACCACTTCTGGATCTCGTCCTCGCGCTGCTGGTTGGTCCAGGTCTCGAAGCCCTCGGGCGCCTCGTAGCGGAAGATGGGGATTGACCGATCGGCCACCATGGCGGCCTCGATGAGTACGCGGGAGAGGTAGCCGCCGCCAGACTTCTTGGGAATGCAGCCGTATTCTTCCTCGGCACTCTCGGTGTTGGGTGCGTTCTTGTAGAGATCATTGCGCCACTTCTTCTCCGCCTCCGGGGACCACTCCTGGTTGGTCACGTAGCAGATGCGCTTGTAGAGACCTTCGGCAATGGCATCGTCCAAGGTAATGGTGTGGATGCTGTAGTCCTTACGGCCTTCCTTTGCATCCTGAATCAGTGTGTTGAACAGGTTGTCTACGCCGTTGTGCGTGCTGATCAGCCGCACCTTGTTGCCCCACATGGTCAGCGCCAGAGCCGCTTTGAGCAGCTCTTCCAAAGCCTCATGGAACGCCGCCTCATCGATGACGACATCACCCTGCAGACCACGGAGGTTGCTCGGGCGGGAACTGAGCGCCTGGATTTTATGCCCGCTTTTAGGGAAGCGGATCATGTAGGTGAGGATTTCCTCTTTTTTGGCGTCGTCCCAAAACGTCTGTTCGTAGACGTCCGCCTCGGCCAGTTCATTGAACGCACGAGCAAAAAGGGCGCAGGCAGCGATGTACTCCAGGGCCATTTCCTGCTTGGAGCCGACATAGAAGGTGTTGCACCCACCACGGCGCCGTGGCTTCGCTCCCTTCATCACGTTGCGGCCGGCTTCGGCCCAGGTGAGCCCCGTCCGCCGGCTCTTCTGGCCGATCATTATGGGGCTCTCATCTTCAAACCAGCGCTTCTGGTAGCCCAGGAACACGGCATCGCCGCCCGGTACCGCCTCGGCGATATCCTCCGGCACCACCACACCGTAGGCTTCCATCTCCGCCTGCAGGTCGATCTTGCGAGCGGGGCCCACGGCCTTGTATTTACCCATCCGATCGGCCATTACGCTTTACCCAGTAACACGTTGCGAATGCGGTCTTCGAGCTGCTCGCTCATTCCATCGGTGCCGCGCAGCTCTTCCAGTTTGGTTTCCTGCTCGGCAATGAGCTTTTCCCGGGCCAGGCGCTCCACCTCGCGGCGCTGCTCCAGGCTCAACTTGCGGGTGTGCATGATGTCCTTGGCGGCGCGGGCGAGTTTGCGCACATCTTCGATGTCGAGCTCTTCATCGCCCTGGCTTTCGAACAGCACTCGGTTGGCCAGCGTGGTAACGGACTGAACAAGAAGGGCCCCGGCTTTGTCGTCGGGGTTTTCGCCCAGCTCTTCCACCATGATGCGGGCCATCTGCTCTTGCTGGCGAACCTGCTCCATCATGGTGTCGAAGTTCTGCCGGTACCGGCCCAGGGCGCTACGGCTTGGGTGCTCCACGCTCGGGAATTTGTCCTGCAGGTCGTTGATCAGCTCATCCAACGTCAGGCGGTTTTCCCGCAGCCGCTTTTCAATGTGGCTGCGCACCTCGGGCTGGAGTTTGTCCACGGTGGATTTGCGGCCCATGTCAGCGCGCTCCCGGGCGTTTTACGCCATCGATCACCACGCGGCCTTCGGCCACGTCCTGGCCACGGCTGGTCAGCGTGGCAATCAGCAGGTCGCTCACATCCTGAATGTCCACCAGGCCCTGCTCCTCCAGCCAGCGCAGGTGGCCTTTCACCTGATCCCGGCTGGGGCTGTGGCCGAAGGTGTCTAGCAGGTTGTACAGCACGGAGCTGTTGGCGCGGTAGCTGGGCATGTCTACCAGAACCCGAAGAATGACCAGGCGCTGATCTTCACGCAGGTAGTCGGCGAAGGGTTTCTTACTCATGGGGCACCTACTTGTTGTTGAGCAAATAATCGTTCATTCGGTTGACGGCGGCCGTTAGCCCCTGAAACTCGCGGATGAAGCTGCCCAGTTCACCCTCAAGGCGATCCAGCTTTCCATAGAGCTTCGCGATGGTTGCCTGGCTGGGGACGTCGTTTATACGGCTTTCCAAGGTAGCAACTCGCTGCTCCATCTTGATCTGCTCAGCGCCGTCTGCTTTGCTGCGAGCTGTCCACCACGCGAACACCGCACAGCAGGCGGTAATTAGCCACGCCAAAAAGCCCCAACTGAACTCGATATCATCCAGACTCATATCAATCACTACCCACGTCGATTACGCGGCCATCCTCCCGCCGCACTATGTTGGTGTACCCCGCTGGCTCCCTGCTCAAGTAGCCCTCATCGATGTCGCGGATGTAGGGCACGGTTTCTCCGACCAGCTCCCAGTACCACAACTGGGAGTCTTTGCACTTCTCGATGTAGATCGCTTTCACGGCGGTTGCGCCTCGCGCTCGTGGATTTTCTGTATCAGGTCCGACAGGCGGCCTGCGCATACGGCGTACTCGTCGTACACCTGTTTCAGCACCAGGGCGACGGCGTCCGGGTGGCGGTCAGTCGTCCCGCTCGGCGGCGGGCACTGCACCAGTAACGCCGCCGGCAGCGGCCTGGGCGGCTCGGGCCCGCGCGGCGGAGAGCTGGCGCATGACGCCAACAGGAAACAGGCAATCAACACGGTCAGTGTTCGTCTCAGCCAGCGCATCGCGTAGCTCCTCGGTGGTTTGTTCATCGGCCAGGCGGCGGGCATTCAGGGCGCGGTCAATGGCCTGGCTTTGCTCGCCGGCTTTCAGCACGAGCTGCTCCCACTCGCTCATCATCCCGGTGAGCTGCTCAATGGTCTGGTCCCGGCAGGCGGTGCGTTCATCCCCGGCGGCGCCGGAGTGGCCCCATTGATACATGGCGTAGTGGCTGGCCAGCAGTGCGCCGGCCGCCACTATCGCTAACACCACTCGGCCCTTTGTCAGCAGCATCAGAATCGGCTCCTCACGCACACCCCGGGGCCCCAACCCCGGCGGTGGTACAGCGGTTCAAACTCCAGCAGCACCACTCGTACGTAGTGGCGGTTCTCGCGGAAGTTGGCGGCGCTGCGCCCGGCGTTGTGGTGTTCTATCTCGTCAAACCAGGCGAGCCCACTGGCTCCAGAAGCCAGCGCCCGCTGCCGGTCGCGGTACACCCACGCCAGTCCGCCGTTGTAGGCGCTCAATACCATGGCCCAACTCTCGCAAGGGCCCTCGGCCTGGATTCGTTTATCCACCTGCTCCATTAACCACCGGTCGTATACCACCATGGCTCGCAATGCCCAGCCGGGGTTGTAGGGGTCGGGATTCGCCAGGGAGCGATCAACGTCCGGAATCCATTCGGCGGTGGCGGGCATGAACTGCGCGAGACCTGCGGCACCGACGGGACTCTTGGCAGCGGTTTGCCAGCGGCTCTCCTGGTGGACCTGGGCGGCCAGCGTAGAAATGGGGGCGTCCAAGCCGAAGCCCCAGTGCGCTGCACGCACCAGGGTGGCGCGGTGGCGTTCGGCGGCGGCCGGGATCTTTGAAGCCGATGCTGGTGCGCACTGCACCAGGGCCAGAGCAAACACGGCCAGCAACGTCGTCACGGCGGGCAGTATCCAGGCTGGAGAGCGACGGCTGTGGTCTATTCGCTTGACGGTAACCATGGTTAAAGCCCCAGCGTCAGACCAAGCACACAGGCCAGCACAATCACCGCGCGGCGCAGCATGGCCATCGAGCGGGCCCAGTGCGCGTTCCGGTCAATCTCAGGTGAGGTATGCGCCAAGATGTGAGGTCGGGCATAGGGGAACAGCGCCCGGTCGATCCAGTAGCCCAGAACTGCGCCGAGCATGACCATCGCGCTCTTGTAGGCCACCACGGGCAACTGGTGCGGCGCAAGAAGGGCGATCAGAAGAAAGACCACCAGCGTGGCAATCATCCACCCCAGCAGCCTGGGGCGTCGGGTGGGTTCTACTCCAGGGAATCCATACATGGGGCCTCCGCGTCGGGTTGAAGTTCAATGCCTGTGTTCAGGTTTGAATTCCAGACTACGCGTGAGGCTGGCGCGGTGTCGTTTTGCGCGCGCAAAAAGAATCGAGAGCCAAAGGCTGGGATGATGTTACGTCGAACTAGGCTGGCGGAGGTG